TGGCATTCTCGATCGAGAAAGTCACTGTAACCGCCAAGTCAAGAGCACTGAAGGCAGAATACAGCCTTGAGCTTGCACAAGACCTTAAGGCAATCCATGGTCTGAATGCTGAAGCGGAATTAGCAAACATTCTCTCAACTGAGATTCTTGCTGAAATTAACCGCGAAGTTATCAGAACCATCTATAAGGTTGCTGAACAGGGTGCAGTACAAAACGTTGCAACTCCTGGCGTATTCGACCTAGACATCGACTCCAATGGTCGTTGGTCTGTTGAGAAGTTCAAGGGTCTTCTGTTCCAAATCGAGCGCGATGCTAACGCAATCGCTCAGAGAACTCGTCGTGGAAAGGGCAACATCATCCTCTGCTCAGCAGACGTTGCTTCCGCTCTAACCATGGCTGGTGTTCTGGACTACACCCCCGCACTCAACGCTAACCTCAACGTTGATGACACTGGTAACACCTTCGCTGGTGTTCTGCAAGGTAAGTATCGTGTTTATATCGATCCTTATGCTGCTAACCTGACTTCTGCTAACGCAACCCCAGGCAACCAGTACTACGTTGTTGGTTATAAGGGTTCTTCCCCTTATGATGCAGGTCTGTTCTATTGCCCATACGTTCCTCTCCAAATGGTTCGTGCCGTTGGTGAGAACTCCTTCCAGCCCAAGATTGGCTTTAAGACCCGCTACGGCATGGTCGCAAACCCATTCGCTGAAGGAACCAACCAAGGCGCAGGCGCTCTCACTGTTAACCAAAACCGTTACTACAGAAGAGTTGCTGTGAAAAATTTAATGTGATATTTTTCACATTTACTCAAGACCTCGCAATTGCGAGGTCTTTTTTTGTAAATAAAATTGTAAGAATTAGTTGTGAACGATGCCTAGACCAATTACAAACACTACAGGATTTTATGGTGAAGGGAGAACTAAGAGAAAAGCAGAAAATCATCGAGTTAATGTAAGACGACGCAGAGACGAAAGAAAAAAATATCTAGTTGATCATTTTGGTGATAAGTGTAATGATTGTGGCAATAGTTATCCAGTATGTTGCTATGATTTTCACCACATTGATCCATCAACAAAGTCTTTTGAGATTGCCCCAAGGTTAGATGGAAATTTAGAAACTATTATGGAAGAAGTAAAAAAATGTATAATGATATGTGCCAACTGCCATAGAGTCCGACATTATAAGGAGAATCGATAAATAACTAGACAATTAATAGAAAAATATGGCGTATTACATAAAAAAACCAAGTCTAGTAAACAAAGATATCACCGTATACTACATAGGAGATCGTAGATGGAGTGATAACTTTTCCGAAAGACTCATCTTTGATGAAGATCCAACAAGTATGTTTACAAATCCAGATGGAACAAATGGTGGATGGTCTGGCGCCGAAGTTATAAGTGAATAATTATGGCAGCACCAATAGATAACAGAAATTTTCTTTCTCCAACAGGATTTAAGTTTACATTAAAAAGAAGTCCCAAAGTTGCATTTTTTTGCAATCAAGCAAATATACCCGAGATCATATTGGGAGTTGCAGTACAAACAACCTGGTTAAAAGATCTAGATACACCCGGAGACAAAATTCAATTTGGAGATCTAAATCTTAGATTTTTGGTTGATGAAGATCTTGGAAACTATATGGAAATACAAAGGTGGATACGTGGATTAGGATATCCAGAAAGTATGCAAGAGTTTAGAGATTTGGAATCTGGCGCAGTTCTACCTAATAGATATTACAGAAATTCGGGAGATAATATTTACTCAGATGGAACTCTTCAAATTTTAAGTAGCAATTTAGTTCCAAAATTTCAAGTATTTTTTAATGACTTATTTCCATACTCTTTGTCAACAATAACTTTTGATGCCACAGATACTGACATACAATACTTTACAGCAGACGTAAGTTTCAAGTATACTCTATATGATATAAGAGATTTGAGTAATAACCCTCTATGACGATTGATCTTGATAAGATTCAAGAAATGTGGGAAAAAGATTCCAAAATAGATATGGACAATCTACATACAGAATCAACAAATGTCCCGGTTCTTCATGCAAAATATTTTGAGTTGTATAATACCATTTTTCTTTTAAGAAAAAAAGCAGAGCAGCAAAAAAGAAATATTCGCCACGAAAGATACGAGTACTATTCGGGAAAGTCTGATCCAGAAGTTTATATAGATAATCCCTTTCCAAAAAAGATTCGTGACAAAGATACAATGCAAAAGTATCTAGATGCAGACGAAAAACTTTCCACAGTTTGTCTAAAAATTGATTACTACGATACAATGCTAGTTTATATTGAGAGCATTCTAAAGATGATCCAGAACAGAACTTATCAAATTAAAAATGCAATCGAATTTATGAGATTTAACTCAGGATTGGGATAATGGAAGAGGATGATCCAATCAAACTAGATATATCTTTAAATTTTATGATAGAAGATATTCAGTTGCAATATACCGCCATAGAAAAATATATGGAAAGTTTGGATCAATTAAGTTGGGAATACAAACATGCAGACAAAATAAAGACTGAACTATATCGAGTAATTGCTCATCACAAATTTCACTTTCCAAAAGATACAGAATAAATACTCACAGATGAATGGATATATGTGATTGATACTACAGCAAATCTTGTTATCTCTAAGTCCAACGAAGTATTTTTAAAAATTAATACAGAACCTCACATTGAATATGAGCTAAGAGATCATTTCAAGTTTGAGGTTCCCAATGCCAAATTCATGCCTCAGTACCGTGGAAGGAATTGGAATGGGGAAATTCATTTGTATGATATGAGATCAAAGCAAATCTATGTTGGTTTGCTGGATAAGATTGTATCTTTCTGTAAGCAATATGGATACACTTATAAGTTTGAAGACAATAAGTTCTATGGCACCCCATATGAAGAGAATGAGCACATTTCTTATGATGGTGTCAAGGATTACATGCATTCCATTTGTGCCCATACTCCCAGGAAGTATCAAATTGAGGGAGTATATGGTGCCCTAAAGCATAATAGAAAACTATTGATAAGCCCCACTGCGAGCGGCAAATCACTGATGATTTATTCTCTCGTAAGATATTATGTGGATAGAGGCGAAAAAATTCTCTTAGTTGTTCCGACGACATCTCTTGTAGAGCAGATGTACAAGGATTTCCTTGATTATGGTTGGGATGCTGACTCATACTGCCACCGTATCTATTCTGGTAGGGAAAAAACTAATGAATATCCAGTAACTATTACCACTTGGCAATCAGTCTATAAACTAGAACGTTCATTCTTTGAAGATTATGGTGTCATTATAGGTGATGAAGCACATTTGTTCAAGAGCAAATCTCTGATTGAGATTATGACAAAACTTCATCATGCCAAGTATAGATTTGGTTTTACTGGAACATTAGATGGAACGCAAACTCACAAATGGGTTCTTGAAGGATTGTTTGGTCCATCATATAAAGTAACAAGAACTGATGAGTTGATGAGACAAGGACATCTCTCACAACTTGATATTCAGTGCCTTGTTCTTAAACACTCTCCTCAAAAGTTTGAAACTTATGAAGATGAGATACAATATTTAATCAGTCACGAACAAAGAAATAAATTCATTAAAAATCTAGCATTAGATTTGAAAGGAAATACTCTTGTTCTATTTGCCAGAGTTGAGGCACATGGTGCGATACTCTACGATATGATAAATAACAATAAGCGAGATGAACGTAAAGTATTTTTTGTTCATGGTGGGGTTGATGCTGAAGAGAGGGAACTAGTAAGAGAAATAACTGAGAGGGAGAACAACGCAATTATTGTTGCCTCATATGGAACTTTTTCTACTGGTATCAACATTAAAAATCTCCATAATGTTATCTTTGCCTCACCAAGTAAGTCCAGAATACGAAATCTTCAAAGTATTGGACGAGTTCTTAGAAAAGGAAAAGATAAAGTAAAAGCAACACTTTATGATATTGCTGACGATTGCACAAATAATTCAAGAAAAAATTATACACTCAACCATTTTATAGAAAGAATTAAAACATATAATGAAGAAAACTTTAATTATGAAATAATCACAATTCAATTAAAGAAATGATAGA